GGTGCTACAAAAGATTTAAGTAATATAAATATTGAAGAATAATGTATTTAAGGAGAAAATGTTTTTATGAAGAAAAAAATGGATAACACAGAAATTATTGTAGGTAGAGTTTATCAGCATGAGTTAACCGTTAAGACAGTGCAGAATCAGGCTTCTTCAAATTATGGAAAAGAGTTTATTTCTGGCAATCTTGATATTGCGACAGATGAAGATGGTTTAAATGTAGTACAAGTTCATTATACTTATGTTGCACCAACTACAAAGCAGGGTACCGTAAACCAAACTTTCAATGTTTTAAAGAAAATTATTAGTGAAAATAAGACTTGGCTTGAAGTAGGTAAAGATGAAGCTATTAAAGTTAAGGCCTCCCCTTCAATAGACTTAAATGATTTTTATAATAGCAACAATGAATTAATTTCTGCAAAAAGAAATGAAGGTGGCTTCCTTAATATTGTATCTGATTTAGGAGAGGAAGATAAAAGAAATGATTTTTCTGCAGATATACTTATTACTTCTGTAAAAACAATAGAAGCTGATGAAGAAAAAAATATTAAAGAAGATTATGTAGTTATTCGTGGTGCTATTTTTAATTTTAGAAAGGCAATTCTTCCAGTAGAATTTACAGTTAGAAGTAAAGCTGGCATGAATTATTTTGAAAATGCGGGTATTTCTCCTTCAGAACCAATGTTTACTAAGGTATGGGGTAAAATCAATTCTACTACTACTTATGTTATAAAAGAAGAAGAATCTGCTTTTGGAGAACCTTCGGTTCAGAAATATCCTAAGAAAACTAAGGAATGGGAAGTAACAAAGTCAGCAAAAGTCCCTTATGAGTATGGTGAAGAAAGTGCGCTTACCGCAGATGAAGTGACAAAAGCTATGCAGGATAGAGAAGTTTATCTCGCAGAAGTAAAGAGAAAAGCGGAAGAGTGGAAAGCTCAGGTTGCGGCAGGCGGTTCTAGTCCTACATCAACAGTAACTCCTTCTCAGGTTGTAGCTGGCGGATTTAACTTTTAATAAATTATAAGGGGTTACCCCTTACAATAATTAAATTTTAAAATAAGGAGAATTAAACATGGCTATAGATATTTTTAATGCCCCCCATTCTGTAATCGCTAATGGATTAGAAGGAAAAGTTATTTTAATATATGGAGGCAATAACTTAGGAAAATCTTATCAAGCAACTCGTTTTGGGAAACCTTTTGTTGTTGCTTGTGAAATGGGATTAAATGGTATTGATGGTATACCTTATGCTCCAATAACAAGATGGTCTGATTTTAAAAGCGTTATTAAGCAGTTTACAGATCCTAGGTCCAAAGACAAAGCTAAGGAAATGTATCATACTATTATTATAGATGAAGTTTATGCTTCTTCAATTTATTGTCAAGATTATGTTTGCTCTACGTATGGAGACGGAGCTTTAACTATGGCAGATGGAGATAGTAAACATAATCTTTATCAATTATATGAAAAAGAATATTTTCGTCAAATAAATTTACTGGTTAGCGCAGGTTACACAGTTGTTTTTATTGCACACGAACAAGTTAATACACAAACAGGTTTTATATCTCCTAAAGGAGATAAACGATGCATGAATCCTATTATTGATAAGTGCGATTATGTAGTGTATTTAAAAAGTAATGGCGTTGATTCAGAAGGAAGAGTTATAAAATCTTCTGGATATTTAGCTCAAACAAAAGAATTTTTTGCAAGAGCTAGAATAGAATATACACCTACTTTTATTAAAGAATTTACAGCTGAGAATTTAGCACAAGCTATTCAAACTGGTATTGATAAAAAGAAAGAAAATGACAATGTTGTTATTGCTACTTTTGCAGAACAGCAAAAATTAAACACTGTTGCAGAATTAGATTTTAATAGTTTAAAAGAAGAATTTGATAATTTAATAGGTTCAATTCCAGGTTCCAATGATGGAACTGAAGCAGAACAGGAACGCTTTGGAAAATTTTGGGCACCTAAAATTGTTCAGCTTACAGATAAATATCTTGGAAAGGGTAAAAAAGTAGGAGAATGTAATTCAAATCAGGTTGAAGCACTCTCTCTTATTGTAGAGGAATTAAAAGAAATTATTAAATCAAATTCATAATATTGTTGGGCAAGGATGTAAAAGTCTTTGTCCAATTTTTAATTATATAGTTGACTTTTAATAAAATTTATGTTATAATATATATAGAAATTAAAAAGAGGTGTAATATGGCAACAGCACATTATGTAATCTGTCCTTATTGCGGTGAGAAATTTAACCGAGATAAGGAGCCTACAACACAGGTTTCCGCACGTAGATATGCACACAAAAAATGTGCAGAAGAACATGAAAAAAATAAAAGTCAAGAAGAAAAAGACTTAGAAGCATTAGAAAAATATATTAAGAATTTATTTGATGAAGAATATGTAAATGCAAGAGTGCGGAAACAATTAAAAGAATATAAAGAACAATATAATTTCACTTATAGTGGGATATTAAAAACTTTAATTTATTGGTATGAGGTAAAAGGCAATTCAATAGAGAAAGCTAATGGCGGACTGGGGATTGTGCCTTATGTCTATCAGCAAGCTTGTCAATATTATTATGCTTTATATTTAGCGAAATTAGCAAATGAAAATAAAGATATTCAAAACTATCATACTAAAGTTAAGGAAGTGGAAATCCCACCTCCGCAGCCAAAATTATTTAAAATAAAATTATTTAACTTAGGGGAAGAGGAAGATAATGTCTAAATATGTAGATACAACAGCAATAATAAATGTAATAGGCTCAATTTTTCTTAATCCTTTACTATTGGATAATGAAAAATATAATTTTTATGAAGAAGATTTTCCGCAAGAGTTTCATAAAATTATTTTTGGTTCTATTTATAATTTACATAATCTTGGAGCAAAAGAAATTACTATTAGCGCAATAGAAGATTACTTAGAACAACGACCAAAAAAGATGGCAATTTATAAAGCAAATAAGGGAACTGAATATTTAAATAAACTTGCGGAAGTTACTCAATTAGCTACTTTTGATTATTATTATAGTCGAATGAAGAAAATGACTTTATTTAGAATGTATCAAAAAATAGGTTTAGACCTCTCTTGGCTGTATGATAATGATAACATTTTAGATACTAAAAAGAAACAAGCTCAAGAAGAATGGCTAGATAATACTTCATTGGAGCAGATTGCGGAAACCATAGATTCTAAGATATCTGCTATTAAAATGAAATATGCAGATGATTATAACGAGCAGTCTGCGCAAGCTGGTGAAAATGTATTAGAATTAATAGAATCTTTTAAAAAGAATCCAGAGTATGGTTATCCAATGTTTGGACCTCTTATTAATACTATCACGCGCGGGGCTCGGTTAAAAAAGTTCTACCTACGTTCGGCTCCCTCGGGCGTCGGCAAAGCGATTCCAAATTCTACAGTTATTCCAACTCCTAATGGCTATAAAACAGTAGGAGAAGTTCAAGTTGGAGATTATCTTTTTGGTCAAGATGGTTATCCTACTAAAGTATTACAAATTCATCCGCAGCCAGAGAAAAAAGAAATTTGGAAAGTAACTTTTTCAGATGGCAGAGTGGCAGAGTGTTGTAAAGATCATTTATGGGAATATAGATATAGAACGCATAGGGGTTATGAATATAGGGTTGAATCAACAGAAGAGATTTATAATAGAACCTTAAAATTAAAAAATGGTTTTAAAGACTCTGATAATAAGAGTTATAGATTTGCTATAAAAATTAATAAGCCTGTAAATTATGAAACAAAATATTATAGTATCCATCCTTATGTGATGGGAGCCTTACTAGGAGATGGAAGTTTTAGGTATAGTAACACCAATAAAGCATTAACTTTTTCTTCTGCTGATGAAGAATTGCCTTCTTATATTGCAGATTTATTGGGTAATTATTGTTATAAAAAGAGTAGCGAATATAATTATAATTATACTTTTAAACCTTTAGATAATCTTGAACATAATTTATGGGTAGAAGAATTGTTAAAGGACTATAAAGATTTATGGCAACTTAAATCAGAAGATAAATTTATTCCTAATGATTATTTATTGGGTTCAGTAGAACAGAGATTTGCTTTATTACAAGGTTTAATGGATACAGATGGTAGCATTGATGCAAAAGGAAGAACTTCCTTTACAACAGCAAGTCCTAAGTTAAGAGATAACGTTATAGAATTATGTCAGAGCTTAGGAATGAGTGCTAATTATTCAATAGATAAAAGAGATGGAAAATATTCTACTGGAGAATGTTATGAAATTCATATACAATGCAAAAAAGAAGTAAAACCACAACTTTTTAAATTAAAAAGAAAAAAACAAATTGCAGAACAGTATGCTAATAATGGAAAAAGAAGTGAATATAAAGATCATTTATCTATTATAAATATTGAAAAAACTGATATAAAAGTAGATATGACTTGCTTTACCGTAGATAATGATGCACATTTATTTTTAATGAACGATTTTATTGTTACGCATAATACTCGTGCAATGATAGCGGACGCGTGTAATTTTGCCTGCAGCGAATTATATGATTATAAAGAACATAAATGGATAGAGAATGGTTCTAAAGAACCTACTTTATATATTACAACAGAACAAGAAATAAATGAAATTCAAACTATGATGATAGCTTTTATATCAGATGTAGATGAAGAGCATATTTTGACGGGAGAATATTATGAAGGAGAATGGGAGCGCGTGGTAAAAGCTTCTAATATCTTGCAAAAATCTCCCATTTATATTCAAGAGTTGCATGATTTTTCTTTGCAAGATATTGAGAATACATTAAAACGCGGGATTCATGAGCATGGTGTGCGCTACCTATGCTTGGATTATCTGCATACCAGTATGAAAATTCTTTCAGAAATATCCTCCAAATCAAAGGTATCCGGTCTCCGCGAGGATAATATTTTATTTTTAATTAGTGTTAGACTTAAAGATTTGGCTAACGATTATGGAGTGTTTATTCTCTCTAGTACGCAGTTAAATGGTAGGAAAAAGTAACTGCCAATAAAACCTTATCCTAGAACTCACTAGGGGTATTTAATAAATTTTTGGACAAAGTTTATTAAATGCTAACGGGGAACTTTAAAGTATATTGTACAGTAAATAACTAAATGCAATTTACCATGAGAATCCCGTGTGATGCAATCCATTCGATTTATTATGATATTTTGCATTGTCATAATAAGGAGAAAAATATGATTGGAATTTATTTAATAACAAATAATGTAAATGGTAAAGTTTACGTGGGACAAAGTATTAATATTGAAAGAAGATATTCAGAGCATTTAAGATCTGGACAGCCTGAAAAATATTCTTTAAAAAATAAAAGAGATATTAATACTCCAATACACTTAGCAATGCAGAAGTATGGTATAAGTAATTTTTCTTTAAGTATTTTAGAAGAGTGCTTAAAAGAAGAGTTAGATGATAAAGAAAGATTTTGGATTCATTATTATGATTCAACAAATAAAGAAAAAGGCTATAATATAGGTTTGGGCGGACAAGAAAGTTTTGCATTAAAAGGAGAAAATCATAGCCAAGCAAAACTTAATCAAAAAGAAGTTAATGAAATAAAAAAACTTTTAAAAGAAACTGATTTAACCCTAACCGAAATAAATGATAAATTTCCTTTTGTTTCAAAGTCTACTTTATCAATGATTAATCAAGGTAAAATTTGGTCCGAAGAAAATGAGTCATATCCAATAAGAATTATGTCAGTTGGAATAAAAGGCTCAAAAAATAAAAAAGCTAAATTTACTGATGAACAAGTTATGGAAATAAGAAAAAAGTATGCAGAAGGTCAAACTCCAAACCAACTTTATCCGCAATATAATCACATTGCTACCAATTCTGCTATAAAAGCTATAATTTATGGAGAATCATATAAAAATTTGCCAATTTATAAAAAGTCAATCAAAAAATGGATTGAGCCATGTATCGACTATCCCCAAAGTCTGAAATAAGCTGGGGAGTAGGGACGCTAACTGAGATGCGTCTGCATTTTAGGAAACGAAGTGCATGAGAACCGAAATAGGTTTTAAGTTATAAAAAATTTTATAACTTTAAGAGATAGTCAGTTCCTTATAGAAATGTAAGGATTAAACGAGTTGGAAGGAAGAGAAAGTTCCGGATCAAAACTTGCTAAGAGGCGCAAAAGCGATTGCAGATTGGACAAAGCTTTTAAATTTATTATTTCTTTTTTTAAAGTTAGATATAGGATGAATCCTAAATCTAATTTAGAGGAAGAGAAAAATGAAAAAAATTAAGTTTACAGACGAACAAATCCAAGATATTATTAAAAAGTATAGTAAGGAGAATTTATCATTAAGCACAATTGGTGAAATTTATGGAGTTAGCAGAACTGTAATAACGAGAATAATAAAAGAAAATAATGTTGCAATAAAAAAAACTCATCATAAATATTTTGCAGATTACAGGAAATTCCAAATAATAGATTCACCAGAAAAAGCATATTGGTTAGGCTTTATCGCAGCAGATGGATGTAACTATTGGAGAGAACAAAATGCTTCTTTAGTTATTAATATTCATCAGAGAGATATTGAGCACTTAGAAAAATTTAAAAATTTTATGAATAGTAATGTTAATATAGATACTTTTATACAAGATGCAGGTTTCTCTAATAACACTCCAATGTGTAAAATTGTATTTAATAGCAAAGAGTTATCAAAAGATTTAAGTGATAAAGGAATAATTCCAAAAAAATCTTTAATCTTAAAGCCTCCTAAGATAGATGAACAATATTATTTACCTTTTATATTAGGATATTTTGACGGAGATGGCTCAATTTGTTATATAAAATCTAGCCGCCATTATGAAATATCTTTTACTGGCACTTTTGAAATTATAAATTGGATAAGAGATGTCTTAAAAGTGGACTTTAGTTTTGGTCAAAGACATCCAAATGAAGATATTAATAATTGTTATATTAAATGTGGTGGAACTAAAAAACCATATTTTATTATGAAAAAATTATATGATAGTTGTAATACTCATTTAGATAGAAAATATGAAAAATTTAAAGCTTTAGAAACAGTCGTCCTTAACAGAAATGTTAAGTGATTATAATCCCGTGAATTGCTGGAAAACCCTAAAGCTCTTTAAACTACAACGTAAGTATGAAATATAACTAAACGTGAATGTTCGAAAATTAAAGAGATGTCTTATGCTAGATGAAATCTTCTAGGTCAGAAACATAAAAATGGGCAATCAGCAGCCAAGCCTCGAATAGAGGAAGGTTCAACGACTATCCGGTTGCGCGGAGTACATTCAATAGAATGGAAGTGCGGGATACCTAAGGTGAAAACTATGGTAAAGATATAGTCTACTCTCTTATGAAAATAAGAGTATTAAGGAAAATTGATATAGGAGCTATTATGTTAAAGGCTACAAGTGAAGATATAGAATCGCTTCAACCAATTCTTGATAGTAAAACTTTTGAAGTTCCCGATATGAAAATATCTATTTATAAAAATAGACGAGGAAAATATAATAACCTTTTCTTATGGTGCAAAAGTAATAAAGGTACTTGTAAAATCATTCCTTTATTTGCTACTGATTATAATTATGAATTTATTGAAATGGAAGATACAAAAATAAGTATAAAACCCGCAATTCAAGCAAGTGCTTTTTAAGGAGGAAACTATGGCATTAAATGTAGGATATTTAACTGCTAAAACAGATAAAGCTTCAGATGAAGTATACACTCCACAATATGCAGTTACACCTTTAATAAAACATTTAGATAATTGGTTACATGATGCTAATATTCTAAGTAGAAAAGATATAACTATTTGGTGTCCTTTTGATGAAGAAGATAGTTGGTATGTAAAAACATTTAAAGAAGCTGGATATAATGTAATAGCCACGCATATTAATAATGGACAAAATTTCTTTGAATATGAGCCGGAACATTATGATGTTATTATTTCTAATCCACCTTTTAGTATTAAAGATGATATTTTAAAAAGATTAGACGAATTACACAAGCCTTATGCAATGCTATTGCCTTTACCTACTTTACAAGGACAAAAGCGATTTGATTATATAAAAGATTGTGAAGTATTAATTTTTGATAAAAGAATTAATTTTTATAAAGACAAAGAAATGAAAGAGGTTCAAAAAGGAGTTAGTTTTGCAAGTATTTATATTTGCAAAAATTTTCTTCTTAATACATTAATTTTTGAGAAGCTAGAAGTAAAATGAAAATAGATAAAGATAAATTAAAAGAAGAATTAACAATAGAACAAATACATGACCTAGTGGCGGAATTGGGCGGGAACCCGCAACCTATTAAAGAAAATTATTTCATATCTCAAACGATATGTCATAATAAACCAGGTGAGGGTTCTTATAAGCTTTATTACTATAATAATACACACCTGTTCCGGTGCTTCACATCATGT